CGAGCCCCTCTTCATCTTCCATGCCAAGGTCCATGGGCGGCATGCCATCTCCTTCGCCCTCGTCCTCAACAGCTTTACGAAGCTCATCAAAATCAATTTCAATCTCTTCATCATCATCTGGGCATGGGCAAAGACGCATGCCCTCCTCTGCCGCTTTAGGCACAGGGTTGTCTGCAACTTCGGGAGAAAGACCCATACCAAGATCGTCCTCTTGCTCTAGAAGATTTGAAACAGCATCTTTGATTTCAGGTGCATACTTCTCTAAAATAGAGCTTTCTGCGCTCTTAAGAGCCGCCTCCTTTAAGGCTTTAGCATCCACAATAGCCTGTTCCAATAATGATGACATTTAAAAATTCTCCGTTTGAAGATTATATTCACAAATAAGTAGTATCAAAAAGATATAAAATCCTTTAGTTTTTTCATTACCGAAGCTATTGACCGGACTTTTCAGCGAGCTTTTTTAGCACCCTTTCACGCTGCTTTCGCTTTTTTCTTCTCTTGACAGACGGCTTCTCGTAAAACCTTCTATCTCTTAGCTCATCTATAATTCCAGACTTTTTGAACTTTCTTAAAAATCTTTTTATTAATCTGTCTGGATGTTCATTTTTTTTCGGAACCACCGTAACGTGTGATGGCTTATTGCCCTTTGGCATAAACTTCCTATCTCGATATGACATCATACTTCCTTATTAAAATATTCCAAAACCTGTTCCGTCTGCTGCCGATTGATTTGAGCCTCCGAAACCTGTACCTCTTGCCCCCTGTTGCTCTGACCTCTCGGAGGAAAAAAACAAAGTTATTTCAGGTCTATTACCAGCGTTACTATGTTTGGGATCACTCCATCCCATAGCATTAGTGCCTGAAGGGTCCGTGTCGGAGACATCTTGAATGGGTCGCGTCATCAGATGTAGATCTGCTTTTTTGTTTATCTTGTGCTGAATAAACCTAACAAGTTGCGGATCGGTGATATCTATATTTGCCTCCCCTGTAGAAGAGATCGTGAATGTAGAAGACTTTGTAGCATTAATGAAGCCATTGTAATCACCCACCTCTGGATCAAACCCAGAATTTTCTGCGGTCAGTCCATATATTCTAAACGTGTCACCACCAGTATCAGGGTGAGTGGAGATTGCCACATTGACCGTCAGCCTTACTTTTTTAAGGCGCATTCCTATTATTCTTGAAGGCAGTGACGACAAGTCAAAATAAAGAAAACCACGTCGGTTTTCCCAATTACCACTGTTTAGTCGCGTCCTCAGAATCATTTCAGTGGAAGTTTGATCAACAATGTTTGAGGCATCATCAGCGGTCACAACAGTAGACCAATCGCCACCTGTCTGGGTTTTTCTTAATGCAGCAAAAGCTGAGTCTCCAGCAGGCGTAAAAGTAAAGACAGGCATCAGTCAGTAGGACCAGCGCCTGCGACGTGCTCCCAGCTTTCCAGCAAGTGCGTTGCTTCAATTTGCGTTAAACCGGCGATAACAGTAGCTTTAGCAATAGTCGAACTTTCAGCCATCATGTAAAGTCTGGTTACTCGAAAGTCCGCGCTATAGGAAGAGGAAGGTGCCAAGCGAACATAATTATGAGATGCTCCAAGTCCTCCAGACGTAAAAGCAAAACGGATATCAGTGCCTGTTGCCGATGAATCAAGACCATCGTTTCGGATAGTTACAAACTTGGTGACCTTTGGAAACTTAACCTCAAAAGCCAAAGCCATGTTTGTGCCAGACGCTGGAACATCACAAGAAGCCGTAATAAACGGTCTTGCGCTTGCCTGATAAGAACCGACGTTGTTAAAGCCAACACTGTATTTTTCAAAAACTGACATTTTTATCCTCTTCTCCTATTAATTAGTTCTTAGCCCATAAAAGCTTTCCATTTTTTACCGCCCAAAGCAACAATGCCTGAAATATCTACGCCGGGATCAGATGGGTCTGTATCTCCCAAGGGGCTTGTCAATTCAGGTGATCTGTCTGGTGACGCGGGTGTTGTGCCTTCAAACAGGTCAATGCCACCATACGCCTCCTTTCCAATCGCATCTAAGAGCTTTTGTTTATGCTCTTTTAGAGCCTCATTGTTTCTTGGCTGCTGTCGCACCGGCATTGCAAAGGAAGGTGGTGCCACCTCTTCTTTTATAACATTTGTGCCCATACCCTTTACAACCTCTGACACAACAGAAGAGAGAATGCCCTCTTCGTAAAGGCACTCTTTAATACACTCTTTTACTAGAGGCTTTAACATATTTTTTAATTCTGACTTCTTCACGACTCACCCTTGTGTGTAAGGTTTCTTTCCAAGATATATCTTGTAACATGCTCTACAATTTTCTTCTCTATTCGCTGCTCCGCAATCAAGTTGACATCTTTGCCCACTCTCTTGAGGTTCTTTCTCAAGAAGCGACGAATAACCTTTTGGATACGGTTTTGTAACTTCTTGCCCTCTGGGCTGTTAATATTTATGCCGCCTTGCTTCAACCTAGAGCCAACAACTTGCTTAGTATTGACTGCTCCCTTTGCGCCTGTTCTTCTAGAAGTTTCTGCGCCAGCAGCCTTTGCTGCTTCCCTAGCTCTATCAAGGTCTGCCTTGGTTGCCTTTCCGCCCTTAACAGCAGCCGCAACTCTCTTGACAACATCTTGCGGGGTCTCGTTCCCTCGGGGGCGTGTAATATCTTTTGGCTTTCCAGTTATGCCTTGTCGAGCAGCTTTCATGGCTTTCATGGCTCTCTTGCTATCAGTCAAGCCATTTTCTTTAAATATATTTATTGTGTTTGCGAGCCAAGTTCTAAAATCTTTACCACCAGCTTGCTCGCTCTCACCATACCTAGCACCGTAGGGTCGCTCCTCTTCGTTAAGGGGCTCCACCATCTTTAATAGTCTGTTGGTGTTACCCTCAAGATCATTCTTCTTGATAGCCTTAAAAGCAGCCAGCATTGCCTTATAAAATCTAAATGCGCCAAGATAAGACTGATCGTTATTTAGCGCTGCTTTTCTACCTGCTTGGGTATGCAAGTCCAGACGTTTCATGGTGGCTTTGAACTTATTAAACAGATCATTCCCAGCTTGCTGTTGTCCCTGCCCTTGCCCCTGCTCCTGTTCGCCAGATTGAGCCCACTGCTCTGCCTGTTCCTTGCCACCCGAAGCTCCTTCGGCACCCGGCTTACTATCAACAGAGTAAATTCTGCCAACCCCCTGCTTATTGACAGCTATGAATGATGGCTTACCAGCGATGCCTTTTGCCTTCTTAATTTTTTTAACATTACCGGGCTGCACATCAAACTGCTTAACAAGCGCGGCGACCTGCTCGGCTTGATTGTCCTTGTCGTATCTCACCTCATTTAGAACTGACAGGTGCTTGTAAAGCTCTTCGGCAATTATAAGCTTTGCCTCCTGAATTGCAACACCGTTTGTCTTTAGCTGACCTGCGACATCTTTAAGCATTTGTGTTATGACTGCCTTTGGCACATTTGGGAACAGCTTTTGAAGCTGACTAGACAGACTGCCAGCAGATGACTTGTCCATTCCTAGCTGGTCTCTTTCTTTGCCAGTGAACTTCTTGAACACTGGAACTGGCAGACCCGGACCACCACCGGTAGGCTCTACTTCGGTTTCTGGCTCTACCATAGGCGTCGTCTCGGGGGCGGGATCGGGGGTGCCCCTCATCCTGAACCATCGGTTAGGACAATACATAGCCAGACCATTTCTACACATTTGTCTATAAAACAGCCTTGCGCCACCTGCGCCCGAGCGGGCTCCGGGTTTGTATTTCCTTGGCTTATCTCCGTTACTAGCGTTTGAGTAATCCCAAACAAAACCATATGTTCCAAACATTGCTATGGGGTCTAAGAGCACGGGAAGGTTCGCTGTGTTAAAGGGCAGTGGATTATTCCCGTGTGCAACACCATCAGGCAGATCATCCTCCAGCTTCTTCATTGTTGCTGCTGCACCAAGCTCGGCTCTCTTCATGCTGAGGTACTTCTCCATCCCCTCTGTGCCGCCGCCAAGCTCTTTTGCTGCATCCATAGCAGCCCTTAAATCATTCTCGTCATCTACTTTGAGTTGTGGGTTCTTTTTTTCAAAATCAGAGATAAACTTTTGGTCCTTTGACATGAAAGCTCTCGAAAACGAGTCTTTAATTTTATCTAAAATACCCTCGTCAAGCTTGCCCAATTCCGAAAGAGTCTCAAGCTCCTCAAGGATGATTCGCTCCACCAACTGTCTGTCCATTATTTGTTTTCTCCCACAATATCATTAAGCAGCCGATTGATTCTATCTGCCTTTGTAAATACGTTTGGCTGCTTCTTTGACTCTTGCAGGGACATAAAAGCATTTGGTGTTGAAGGCTCCGACACAAAGTCAAAGCATATAAGTTGCAGGTCCTCTTGAACAACGGCATGCCCTTTTGATTCATCAAGCGACCCAAGAGCCCTTGAAGAAATCCCAAGCTTGCAACCGTCTTTAACGAGTGACTGTAGAATCTTTCCAGATGGCGTATTAAGCACCTTCACTTTGCCCATGACGGCTGGACCATCCCACCAAACATCGGTGACCATGTGAGAAGCATTCTTAAGATTAATCACCGAATCATCTGGGTGGTCTAGTTCTCCCAGTGCTCGGTTTTCTCTAACAAGCTTTTCATAGTTTTTCATCTCTCTTTCGAGGATCTTTTTTGGATAGACGCGTCCATTACCATTCTGGACCTCTGCTTCTTGCAGTTTGCCAGAAAGTATCATGCCACCATTTGCCACATACCTCTTCTCATCTTCTGTTAAGAGGTCTTGGCAAACGCCGCCTTCACATAGTTCATAGTATTCTCGTAAAAGTTGTTTAGCCATGTTTAGTTCCTATAGAGCGGGCGCTACCCGCCCGAGCTATGCTCCCTTGCAACAACGCGCAACAGGGCGAAGATACCAGCTTCTCTTAGAGATAATTTTAGTGCGTGTCATTTTGTGCCTCCAGTTTTTGAATTTTAATGCCGCAATCACCAAACACCATATTTAAGATATACGATGTTCCCGAACTTAAGCACCCCAGAATAAAATAATTTACAACCGTGTGCTCAAAAGTAAATAGTTCCGTGCAGTCGTTTATCCCACACAAAAACGCACCAACCCAAAAGCCCATACACATCGGGCAGTTGAATAACTCACCAAATCCGCCAAGCCATTCTCTTGTGGGTCTAATCTTATTAAAGATAGAGCCAAAAACAATAAGCTGCGTCATACCATACGCAGCCAAGATAAAATATAATAACTCCATGTTTGCCTCTCTATAGCATGTAACTCAAGAAGTAAGGGCTAACTCTACCATAGCCGGGTCGGATACCACCCTTCTCTGCGGCTTGTGGCACCTCGCCCAAATCAGTGGAATCAGCACGGGATGGATCAAGCATCTCGTCGTCTTCCATTTGCTTGTACTTTTCAATGTACTCAAAGTAAGGGCGCTCATCATTAATAAACTTTTCAATGTTGCCAATGACCAAAGGTAGCCTGTCTTTATCAGCTTCGCCCACAAGCTGAGCTTCCATGGACCCATAAACGTTTCCAGCACGAATCGTATCAGGGTTAACTATGCCCTTCTTTTGCATAAACCTAAAGAACCTATCTTGTATATCGTAGACAATATCATTTAAGTGTTCTTTTGGAAAAAGAATGATCTTATCTTTCTTCACCACAATATCTGTGTCTGGATGGTCTGATACCATATAATCGCCGTCTAAGCTACGACGTATCTTTAGCTTAAACGTTATGTCTACTGGGCGTTCATCGGTAGCTTCAGCCCCTTCTTTGCCCCCAGAGCGTGTGCCGACTTTAATATTGATAGCCATCAGGAATCAAGCTCCTTGACCAACTCCTGAATCTTCAGCATATCTTTTAGCATTCCCTCATCTATTGGTCGCTCCGAAAAGCTATCAAGCTTTTCCAATACAGCCTTTGCGCTCTTGAGCATTTGCCCATCATTGCTAATCTCTTCTGTACTTAGAGACTCTTTAAGTGCGCCCTTCAGTCTCCCAACCTCTTCATTAACATAAATTTTTAGTTCCAACCCATTGTCAGAAAAGGATGAAATATATCTTGTCAGCAAACTTCTCTGTGACTCGTTCAAGGAATCACCATACTTCTCGTTAAACTTCGATACAAACGTTTTATAAACCAAGTTATCAATCGGCTGCATCTCTTCTTTTTGGACTTCCCTAGAAGCAGTCAGACCCTCTATAATGCTTGATTCGAGTAATACTCTTTCTCTTACAGGCACATCAGTGCTAAAAATCTGAGAAATTGTGGCTAGGCTTTTATAATTTGGAACGAAGTTTGAAAATACGCTTTTTGTATATTCAACATTCATGTCTTTAATTAACTCTGTCTGCTGTTCAAATACGTCTGTGTCCAAAATGAACTTTCTCTGTGTCTTGACCTCAAATAGCATTTTTTCCGCAACGATAGGAGTTAAGCCGTTTGTCTCGCTCAGAGCCTTGTATAATTGAAGGTCTTCATACAGAGCACGACCTTTTGCAAAGTGCTTTCTTATAATTTCTAAGGTCCGCTTTCTTTTGGGCTCATCTTTGGCTACCACAGCCTTAGTCAGTTCTCCAACTAAAGTTTCAAATAAAAATGCCGTATTTCTTTTTTTATTGTGCTTCATCTTTGTTCTCATCGGATGCTGACTCCATATCGCTTATAAGCTTATTAATTTCATGGTTTACTTCGAACAATCTTGCTTCTTGAAGTTGCTGCCTCTCTTCATAAGTAGACTGTTCTTCGGTATAAATACCAACGCCTAACCGATTTAAATCGTTAGCTCCCTTAAATACGGTCCTTCTAGAACTCCCAGCCGATTCCTTTCCATAGAGCCCTTGCATACTTCTTGTTCTGGCACCGGATTGCCTCTTGTCCCTTTTTGCTGGGGTGTATACTTTACCCTTAGCACCGGGGGTTATATAAGAGCCATCTTCCCCTACCTTAACCCTTGGGGTATCAACGTCTCGCTTACCGGGCTCTGCTAGTAAAACGCCCGCGTCTTCGGGTGTGCCCGCGTCATCAGGAGCGGGCGCATCAGCGGCTGGCTCATCACCCCCAAGGTCTCCTCCAAGATCTCCACCGCCTTCATCGCCGCCGAGATCAAACTCATCACCACCAAGGTCTCCACCAGCAGCGTCACCGCCTGCTGAAAGGTTTGCCTCTGCTTCACCAGCAGCTTCAGCAGCAGCATTAAGCTGGGCATCGTATTTTCTATCATAGAACATCTCTCTCTGATTTCTAAGAAACTCTTCTTCAGACATGCTGAACAAGTGCTCGGCAACCCAGCGACGACTGAAAAAGCCTTCAGTTGCAGCGCCAGCCACATCAAACTTAGTTTTCCAGTGCTCCAACTCTTGCAGTTCTGCGAGTTTCGAAGGATTATTTAGGCTAAGCCTAAAGTTCAACAAGTCATCGCCACGGAAACCCAACGTGTATAAGTGAACGATACCAACCTTTTCCAACTCAGAAACAACCGCTCTTTGTAGGCGCTGAATGGTTCTTGCAAAGCGGATATCTTTTTGTGCCAATGTTGTCTTGTCTTCGTTGACAGCATCACCCTGCGTCAAGTATGCAGCAGGAATCTTTAATGCGGAGAACAGCTTGTCTCTTAAATATTTAACATCTTCGATATCTTTTGTGTTTTGACCGCCAGCCAAATTTTCAACCTTTGAAGATGTATCTCCGCGAACCGGAATAAAGTAATCCTCTTCAATACTCATCGGGTTGTATCTAAGATCAACTCTGCCACTTGCATTATCAACAATCTGGTTTCGTTTCATTTGAGTCATGACTTTTTGCATATACTGCTCAACATCAGATGGCGGAATGTTACCAACATCCACATAAAAGACCCTACGTTCTGGAGAGCGAACAATACGATACGCCATCATTGCATCTTCCATCAGGGTGAGTTGACGCCATATTCTGCGAGCCGACTCTAATATAGATGTCCCATATGGCGTGTACTTATCATTACCCAAAATCCTAAAGTGCGCCATCTGCCAATTCTCAAAAGTCATTGCGGCTGAATTCCATTGGTATTGGACGTAATTGGGATTAGTCTTGTCTTCCCCCTCAAGCCTCTCTACTTCGGTAGATGGCAGACCTATCACCGTCTTGATTCCTAAGTGCTCATCAATATCTAAGTACAAAAAGAAGTCGCCATATTTACACATCGTGCGACACCAGCCGAACAAGTTGTACTCAACGTTTAAAATGTTCTGATATAAGGTTGACAGGACTGCTTTGATCTCTTCATTGGGGCACTTAATATTTAACATTGGCTGTAGCGACGAATGTGTTGTCATCTCGTCTGCATAGATATCTAGCGCACTAGCAATCTCGGGCATGTACTCCATCTGGTCAAAATCAACATAACGCTCCGACCTTCGCTGGTTTGCCATTGTGGACGAATTTAGCTGAGTAAAAGGATTGTACCCGCTTCTCTTAAACTGTTGCCCACTTGCACTTTGAAATCTCTGAGCAAAATAGTCTAGTTGCGACCTTTTGTAGTTGCGGGTCATCTGGGACCTATAGTTTGTTATAGGTCCAGAGAACAGACGTGTCAGCCGCTTAAAAAGTGCCGACTCATTATTGTTTGGATTTTTTCTTTGATCTGCCATTTATTTACCCTTTAAAAAGCCACGAATATTGATTACGCTGCTCAACTTGTTCATTTCTCTTCCTTACCATATCTTTATCGTATCCTATTTGTCCCGGTATTCTAGTGTTTAGCTTAGAAGTTGAAAAGATCATAGAATCCAAACAAGCTTTTTTATAGTTAGAATTTCGCTGGCTCGTAGTCAACGCTGTATCCCTAACCCAGCACCCTATTGCTAGCGACATGACCAGATCATCATGATAGCTTCGCATTGCTTGAGGCTTGCCGTTGTTCCATATAAAAGTTTTAAATTCGTTATACAACCGATTGGAATATATGGTAATTAGTTTGTTTCTTATGAATTCTTCTAGTTTAGCGACGATTAGTGGTCTAGTCTTGGACGAAGTGGTAAATCCTGCAACAGTCCCGCTTTTAAACTGAGCACTGTTTGAGTCAACGTACTCATGAGTTCCCTTAACAGAATAATATAAATTAGGATATTCAAGCTCTTCTAACTTCTCACACACAGAGATGCCAATACCCACATTCTCTACAACCATCAGGGCATCGCCATACTCTCTTCCAATTTGGTTGAGTATGTTAGCATACATATCTAAACTTGGCTTGCCCTGATATTCTGCCACGACTTCCATGGTCTCAAGCTTGAAAACATGAAAAACAGAGTAATCTGCCCCATCCCCACGAGCAACGTCTGCCACAGCCATGTATGAACTGTCTGGCTGATATTCTTCCCAAATCCAATAGTTTCTGTCAAAGCCAGTTCTATGTTTGGGGTCTTTTAGCGTTTGCCCTATTCTCTCAAGATCGTCTGGATGTATAACAGTTTCGCCACTGGTATTAAAGTTACACTCTAGCTCCTGCGCTATCTGCCTTCTCGACATGTTCTTGGTTTCGTTTGCAAACCATTCTTGGTCTCTTTCTGGGTGAACATCCCATGGTAGATTGACTGGCTTGAACATATTGTCTTCCAGTTCTGCTTCGACATATGTTTTGTGAAACCAGTTGCCAACACCATTTGGTGTTGACAAAGCTATACAGCGACCACCAGTAGAGAGTGTAGGATACAGACCAGTCCATAACTCTTCTAGTCCTTCGACGTGAGCAGCCTCATCAATCACCAATAAAGAAAGAGCCTCGGAACGCCCAGCATCTCCAGAGGTTGAAGTGGCTTTAATTTGCGACCCGTTCGACAACTCAAAGCTTGTCCTGTTATCAACTGATATGTCAGCAATCCTTATCCAAGGAGGCAAATTTCTCATGATAGCTTTTACTTTTTTTACCAAGTTGGCTGCTGTACTAAACTTTGTAGCCATGACAAGAATGTTCTTGTCTCGATGAAAAAGCATCAGCCAGACAACATAGGCAGCAACAATAGTTGAAATACCTAACTGTCTGGCTTTTAGGATAACTGTAAAACGGTGATCGTTAAAATCTTTTAAGAGATCATCTTGATAGTCAAATGTCTTAAAAGGTATCAGCCCCTTAAGCGGGTGTGATATCCTACAAT